ATCCCGGTAGTGCTTGGGCTTGCCGTCGCACTCCTCTGCTTGGCGCTGGGTGGGTGCGCGAGCGTGCCGACTCCGACCGCCGCATTTTATGTCTTCAACCAAGGTGTCGAGGGTCACAGCATGGACCCGCTTAAGTTCCCGAAGCCGTTGGTGACGGTCCGCCAACCATTCCCGACTCTTGCCGTCGGGCAGTTTGCGGTTCGCTGGGATGGGAAAGCCGCCACAATCCAGTCGGCAGTACCGGGAAGGATGCGGAACTGGGTTTGGCTCGGATCGTAGGTTCCGGCGTCAAACTCATCGGACAAAACAAGCTGGTCGCGGCTCCAGGGCAGGACGAAACGCCCCTTGAAGTAGTCGCCCCAGTCCACGGCGGGCATATTGATCAGCGGCGCACCGGCCACATTGGGACCAGTTGGAACCACTGCAAAGGCGGGAGATCCCGTCAAGGTCATGTCCCAGTAGAGCGGAGGCTTGCACGGGCGGGCCGTAATGGTGCCCGTAGCGGGCGTTGTGAGGGCACCGGAGACCGTGTAGGTGAAGGTTGTCAAACCCGTCACAGTGACCTGTACGATGCCATTGGGAATTTGCCGATAAGTCGGTGGCGGCTTTCTGGAACAACCGTTACTACCTTTGGGTGCCAACCGGGACCAGCGAGGTTCCTAACACTTGGCTAATCTACAACTTCCTGAACGAAGCGTGGGAGAGCGTTGACACCTATCCCGATGCGTTCTTGGGCGTCAACCTGCACATCATCAGTTATGACGGTAGCAAGCGCATCCATGCGGTTTCAACGGCGGGCCTCGTTTCCTTGATTGAGGAAAACGAATACGACGAGTTTGGAAGCCCCGGCGAATCAGAAGATTACCAGATTGCCGGTAGCATGAAAACGCGCAACTATTTGGCCGGGACGTATGACGTAAAGAAGGTTAAACGCTTCCAGTTGGAAGCCAACGTGACCGATGGCGACGTTTTCAGCGGGGACTACGTTTTGAGCAACCCCGACTTGGACCAGCCCGCACTTTCCTACACCGCAGACCAGACAACCGATATATCCTTGCGAGCCAGCGTGAACCGGCGCGGGGTGAGCGGGCGTCTTGAGCTTGCAACAACCGTTGGGCGTCCTGAGTTTAAGGCAGTTTCAGTCGAAAGCTCTGTGACGACCCGTGGAACCTACAACCTGACCTAATATGTCCAGCACGATTACAACCACCCCAGGCTACACTTGGGTCAACGGAGAGGTGGTTACGGCCACAAAGCTCAACCTTGGCGGCATCCCAACGGTGGCACCGGGCCAGTCCTACACGTTTGCGGACGGCACGGCTGCGGCCCCGAGCGTCAATTTCACGACCTGAACATGACGCAGAGCACCGGCAATGCGTTCCACACGATGAACGCGGGTCAGTCATTGTATCTGCGAAACGCGGACGCAGCGACAGGAGTCGCAACCACGAAGAACTCGCCAATCATCACACTCCGCGGGGCATACTGGAACGGGTCGGCATCGACAAATCTAGATTACCAGATCCTGAACACAGTCTCGGCAACGTCGCCGACCTCGCGGCTCCAGTTTCAGTATCAGGGTGGAGAGATCCTGAACATTTCGCAGACGGGACAAATCACATCTCCTACCGGATCGGCGCTCAATCTTGGCACCGGCACGAGCGGCACGGCGCTGTCGATTGCGAGCGCGACGAATGTTGCGACGTTTTCAGGAACGCTCGTTTCAAGCTCCACGACCGGGAGTAATCAGTTTAACACGGACGTAAGTATCCTCAATGGGTCCGCGGGCCACGGCAATCTCGTTGGGCCAACGACCGCCGGTAAAGATCTCCGATTTAGGCTCGGGAATAGCACAGGGTTCTTTAGCTGGCGCGACGACGCGGCAACCGAGATTGCGTCGATGTCGGTCGCTGGCGTTATGTCGTTCAAGAGCACCACCGACGCCTCCGCGCTCGGCACGGCCTCCGTCGTGCTCTCGGGCGGGTTGAGTGTGGCGAAGAAGCTCATTGTTGGCGATGTCGCTGCCGTTGGTGGTGCCACCATTTCGACTTCCACGGCTTTGATTACTCCAGCCGGAACAACCGGCGTTTCGTCGCTTCGCATCCCACACGGTTCCGCCCCGACTTCTCCCGTGAATGGCGATATGTGGACGACCACGGCGGGTCTGTTTGTCCGCATCAACGGCGTGACCGTTGGGCCTCTCTCGTAATGCGCCCCCTCCTCGCACTCCTCTGCGCATGACAGTCGCAAATAAAGTCCGGGTTTTCTACTTTATCCCGGTAGTGCTTGGGCTTGCCGTCGCACTCCTCTGCTTGGCGCTGGGTGGGTGCGCGAGCGTGCCGACTCCGACCGCCGCATTTTA